GTTCTCGCAGTCGGTGTCGTACACGAACCCGACGGGTGACTTGTACCTGACGAAGGCTGAGCGGCAGATGCTCGGCGGTGGCGGGCAGCGTGCGTTCACGGTGCCGATGGGTGGTCCGAGTCGGGCTGTGCATCGGCCGTGGTGCAACCTCGCGTTCGGTGCGTCGTGGTGCTCGTGTGGCGCGGACATCGCCGGCGTCCCGATCTACGAGTGAGGGACCGATGAGCTTCCCGACTCCGTACACGGTGACTCGCGCCACCCACTCCCCTGGTGCTCTGGACGCTCACGGCAACCCCGTGGACGCCTGGTCTGATCCGGTGGCGCTGCGGGTGCATGGCTGGGCTCCTCCGTCTGCGGACACGGAGCCGGGCGACGACAACCGGAACTCGATCATCCGGGACCTAGACCTGTACGCGCCTGCTGGCACCACTTCGGGCCCGCGTGACCTGTGGGTCATCGACGGGACGCCGTACACGCAGGTGGGTCATGGCGAGGACTACACGAAGGGCCCGTGGCAGTGGGCTGCGGGCGTGCGGGTGAACCTCAAGCGCGTGGAGGGCTGACGCGTGGCCAAGCCTCGCAAGGCTCGCGTCAAGGTGGTCTGGAAGCGCGGAGCCTTCCGCGAGATCCGTACTCTGCCCGAGGTTATGGACGCCCTCGGTGGCACCGCCGCTGAGTGGGCAACCAAGGCTGGTGCGGGGTACGCGGCGACCGGAGCGCGCGTGACTGGTGGCCGCGGTCGCGGTCGCGCGACCGTCTACACGGCCACGACGGACGCGATGCGCCGCGAGGCCCGAGATCACAACCTTCTGCGCGTCCTTGGTGGCGCTGGCGGCCTGGTCCAGTACACGTCCAGGGCCGGCAAGACGTCATGGATCACCAGGGCGCAGTACGACAACTACACGCGCCGGCGGGGGTGAGCCGTGGCCTTCGAGGACCCTGAGGCGGTCGTCGTCTCGTACCTGAATGGCCGCCTGGTCGCGGCTGGCGATGCAGCCCGGGCGTCGACTCGGGTGCCGAACCCGCGACCCCCTCGCTTCGTGCGGGCGATCCTCACGGGCGTGGTTCGCCGGTCGGTGTCGCGCCGTGACGCGCAGGTAACGCTCGAGTGCTGGGCGGCTAGCGCGCCGGATGCAGCCGCCCTGGCTGACGACGTCGCGGACTGGCTTGAGGCGCTGGATGTCGGCGCCTCGCATGTGCCACAGGGTCCCGACGGCTGGGTCGGCGGCCCGTACTCGCAGCCTGACCCGGACAGCGGATCCCCGCGCTACGTCATGACCGTGATCGTCCGACAGCGAGAGGTGTGACCCATGCCGCGACTCAAGCACCCCACCATCCCGAACCTCGAGCGGGAGGTTACCGCGGATCAGGTGGAGGACTGGAAGGACTCGGGCTGGCTCGACATCCGAGCCAAGGGCCCCGAGTCCACCCCCAAGACCCCCGCCGGCGACGACGGGTAGCAGGTAGCACGACACCCCTTGAGGCGGCGCACCGCAAGGGAGGGTCACTGTGACCACCACTAGTCGAAACGTCGTCGCCGGACGCCCGAAGCCGAACGGTGCCATCTTCCGCGCACCGCTCGCGACGGCGCTGCCGACGTCTGAGTCCACCGCGCTCGGCGCGGGCTTCATCAGCCAGGGATACGCCCATGAGGACGGCCTTGAGCGGTCGATCTCGAAGGCGTACGAGACGATCCGCGCGTGGGGCGGTGACGAGGTCAAGCGGTCCCGCACCGAGCTGACCGTCGAGCTGACGTTCACGCTCATCGAGGCCGCGAACGGCGAGGTCGCGAAGACGATCTGGGGCGAGGACGCGGTGACGGTCACGCCGGCCACATCCTCTGCTGGCACCAAGATCGCGGTCGCATACCAGGGTGAGGACCCCGACGACAGCGTGTGGGTCTTCGACCTCAAGGACGGCAACCACGTGCGTCGGATCGTGGCCCCGGTCGCGCAGGTCGTCACGGAGGACTTCACGCAGACGTTCTCCGACTCGGACGTCATCGCCTACCCGGTGACTCTGTCGCTGCGTGCGGACGAGGCCGGGAACTACTTCTACGAGTACAGCGACGACGGCGTCACGACTGCCTGACGTCGCACCAAGACCCCCGCGGGGGCGGAGTTCGCGCGCCGCCTCGCCGCCCCCGCGGGTCACATCAAGAGGCGAGCGCGAGAGGCGGCACTCTCATGGCAGCACCCAAGGTTCCCCAGGATCGTCGACCCAAGGCGAGCGATGCACTGGTCGCCAAGGTCGCCGGTCAGGACTGGATGATCGACAAGGACGCACTCGACGACTTCGAGCTGCTGGACGACCTGGGTGAGATCGAAGCGGGCAACGCCTCGCGCCTTCCCCGCGTCCTGCGTCGCCTCCTGGGCGCGGAGCAGTACAAGACAGCTCTCGACTCGCTGCGTGGTGACGACGGCAAGGTGCGCGTCGAGGCTGGCGCGGAGTTCGTGCGGGAGATCTTCGAGGCGCTGCCTCAGGGAAACTGACGCGGCTCCTGGTGCTCCTGCGGGAGCATCAGGGGCCCCTCCGCGCAGACCTGCGCCGCGAGTACGGGGTCGACCTGGATGCAGCGCTGGGCAGCCGCACGATCCGCCCGACGGTCCTGCTGGACCTGATCGACGGCCTCTCGCCTCAGGCGGCCGTGTGGCGGTCGATCGACCCCGACATGGTGTGGACGCTCGACGCGATGCTCCTGGCGGCCCTGGTCGATGAGATCCGGGTACTCCGGTGGGAGTTCGAGCGGGTCAACTTCAAGGGCAAGGCCCTGAAGCCGGAGCCTGTCCCCCGCCCGGGCGTGAAGCCACCTGTCGAGAAGAGCGTCATCGGTGCGGGCGAGGGCTTCGAGACGATCGCCGACTTCGATGCGTGGTACGCCGGGGTGCGAGCGTCCCAGCAGCCCGAGCTGGCGGTCGGCTAGCGCGTTCGAGCAGCCTGGTTGAGGCGGGCGGCGAACGCCTGAGCCGCGGGGCGCTGCTTCCGGTCGACTTCGATGGTCCAGAAGAACTCCGGCCCCTCGATCGTCAGGTACGACTCTCCGCCTGTGCGCTTCTTCGCGAGCAGCGACAGTGCGCCGAGCGCGACGAATCGGGTGAGCGTCACGCGCTTCTCGAGTTCCGACCCGGACTCGATGCGGGCGGTGATGTTGTCGAGCGGCTGCGACTCGGCTCCTTTGGTGATCCGGTCGCGGTACAGCGTGACGTCGGAGAAGTAGCCGACGGGCATCTTTTCGAGCCGCTGTGCGGCTTTCTCGCGCATCTCCCTGAACCCCATCCCAAGAGGGTAAGCGCACCTGCGCCACCCGGACAGACAGAAGGCGGGTGAGGGCGATCGCTACCGAGCTGGGTGTCGCGTACCTGAGCCTCAGTGCCTCGACGGGTGACTTCGCGAAGGATGTCAAGTCCGCCCTCAAGGACGCGGAGATCGAGGCCGGGGATAGCGGCCAGCGCTCTGGCTCGAGGCTGGGCCGCGGCCTGTCGAATGGGCTCAAGGTTGTCGGTGGCGCAGTTGCCGGCGTGACGGCTCTCGTGGCTGGCATGGCAATCAAGGGTGGCATCGACCGCGCGCTCGCGATCGAGGGCGCCCAGGCCAAGCTCACCGGGCTCGGGCACGACGTGCAGTCGGTGCAGACGATCATGGACTCGGCACTGGCGTCGGTTCGCGGCACTGCGTTCGGCCTAGGCGACGCGGCGTCAGTGGCGGCGTCTGTCGTGGCCGCGGGCGTGCAGCCGGGCGAGGATCTGACGCGCACGCTGAAGCTTGTCGCGGATGCCTCAACGATCGCCGGCACGTCCATGGGTGACATGGGTGCGATCTTCAACAAGGTCGCGTCCACGGGGAAGATCCAGGGCGAGGTCATCGCGCAGCTCGGTGAGCGCGGCATCCCGATCCTGCAGCTCCTGGGCGAGCAGATGGGCGTCTCGGCGGCGGAGGTCTCCAAGCTGGCGTCCGAGGGCAAGGTGGACTTTGCGACGTTCCAGGCCGCGATGGAAGCGGGCATGGGCGGCGCGGCCCTCGAGTCGGGGAACACGTTCCGTGGCGCGATGGCGAACGCGATGGCTGCCCTCGGGCGCCTGGGCGAGAAGGTCGTCGGCGGCGTGCTGCCTCAGCTCAAGGGCGGCTTCGGCGAGGCGATCGCGCTGCTGGACTCCTGGGCCCCGCAGGCGGAGCGCGTCGGGGTTGTCATCGGCGGCGTCATGACCGAGGTTCTGGGCGGCGTCCGGGCTCTGATCGCAGCGTTCGCTGCGGGTGGCAGCGATGTGACGTCGGCTGGATTCGCCGGCGCGATGGAGCGCATAGGTCTGGCTGCTCGGTTCGCGTTCGACTTCATCACGGGCACGGCGGTCCCTGCGATCGCATCGCTCGTCGGGTGGATGAACAAGAACCGCGGCGTCGTGGCAGCGGCCGTGGCCGTGATGGGCGCTCTGCTGCTGGTGACCCAGGCACACGCGGCGGTCCTGGCGGTACAGGCTGCTGGCGGGATCATCGGCTTCATCAAGGGCCTGCAGATGGTGCAGGCGGTGGCGAAAGTGGCGACCGCGGTCCAGTGGGCGTGGAATGCCGCCCTGACGGCCAACCCCATAGGCCTCATCATCGCCGCTATCGCCGCGCTGGTCGCCGGCATCATCTGGTTTTTCACGCAGACCGAGCTCGGCCAGAAGATCTTTCAGACGGCTTGGGCGGGCATCCAGGCGGCCATCAGTGCGGTCGTGGCGTGGGTGACGGGCACGGCTGTTCCGTGGTTCCAGGGCGCGTGGGACGCGATCATGGGCGCGGTTCAGAAGGCGGTCACGTATATCCAGACTGTGATCGCTGTTTACGCGTACCTGTGGCGGACTGCGATCGAGACGTTCCTTGGGTGGATCACCGGTGCATGGGACGCTTTCTGGGGGTCCTCGTTTGGGCAGATGGTGAAGGCTGCGATCGACCTCGTGGTGTCGCTCGTCCAGTTCGGCGTGACGTTCCTGCGGGAGCTCATCGCGGACATCGCCGGTTGGATCTCGGCCACATGGTCTGCTGCGTGGGATGCGGTCTCGGCAAGGGTGCAGGCGGCGTGGGCTCTGATAAGCGGCGTCGTGCAGACCGCTCTGATCGCGATCGGGACCGTGGTGCTGGATGCCATGGCGCGGATTCGTGCAGGGTGGGATGCGGCGTGGGGCGCAGTGTCAGCCGTTGTGTCGGCGGTGTGGGGTTTGATCTCTGGCGTCATCTCCTCGCAGGTGGCGCGGGTCCGGTCGATTCTTGACGCCGGGTTCACGGTGGTGCGCACCATCGTCAGCGCCGCCTGGCAGGGCGTGTACAACGCCATTGCCACCCCCATGCAGGAGGCGTACGACAAGGTCCGCAGCATCGTGGACAGCATCCGGACGTTCTTCTCGGGCGCTGCGTCATGGCTCGTCAACGCGGGTCGTGACATCATCCAGGGCCTCATCGAAGGCATCACATCGAAGATCAAGGGCGTCACTGACACCCTGCGCGGCCTGACCGAGTCGATCCCCGACTGGAAGGGTCCGGCGGACGTCGACCGGCGCCTTCTGACGGGGAACGGCGAACTCATCATGGGATCGCTGGTCACCGGCCTCAAGGCTGGCTATGGGGACGTTCGTCGCACGCTGATGGGGATGACGGCGGACCTGCCGACGGCGGTATCGCTGAACACGAACCTCGAGCCCCGCGGAGTGCTGGCTAGCAATAGCGGGCCCTTGGTCCAGCAGACCATCACTCCCGTCCCCGGCATGTCCGAAACCCAGGTGGGCGATATGGCCGGCCGGGCGGTCGCTCGAGCGTTTGCGGGGGTGACTCGGTGACGCGGACGGTGAGCATCGGCAGCCTGTCGTTCGAGTCGTCCGGTCGGCGCCTGGGCGACACGTCGTGGGTCTTGTCCAGCCTCGACGGCTGGGACGACTCGGGGTCCGGGGTGCGCGGGGAGCGGGGCGAGCGACCGCAGGCGCACGGCAACTTCGACACGCCGATGTTCCGAACGGGCCGGTCGATCGCCGTGGCCGGGCATGTCCTGTGTCCCACCCGGAGCGCGGCAGCCGCGGTTGTCCAGCGGCTCAGCGCTCTGGGTGCCGATGGCCGGGAGCTGGACATCACAGTCACAGATCCGGATCTGCCGTCGATGTCCGCCAGCGTCAGGATCGCTGACAAGCCGATCGTGGCTTGGCAGGGCGGGCGGACGGTCGGGTATGCCGGCGAGTGGTGGGCGGCTGACCCTCTCCGCTACGGCGACACCATCAACGAGTCGACCAGCTTCCCCTTCGCGGCTGGCGGCTTGGAGTTTCCGCTCTTCACGGACGGTGTCACCGACACGGGCTACCTCGAGTTCGGCGCTCAGGGCTCCACGGGCCGGGTGACGGTGACGAACATCGGCACCGCGGCGACCTCCCCGCAGTTCGAGGTGACGGGCCCCACGCCGCCCTTCTCGATCGTGCATGTGGAGTCGGGGCGGCGGTTGTCGTTCGCGCAGTCGGTGGCTGCTGGTGATCGTCTGCTGATCGACTCGGCGACGGGTCTGGTGGTCCTCAACGGCGGCGATGTCGACTACAGCGGCATGCTCACGCGCGCCGAGTGGTCGCCTGTGGGTCCGGGTGAGTCGGCGTCGTTTGCGTTCATCCCTGATGGTCCGTTCGCTGACGGCACGCTCACTGTCATCTTCCGACCCGCTTGGTGGTGACGCGTGTACAGCATCATCCTGGGTGAGCTGCGGACGGGTCGGCGGCTGGTGGCGGTGCCGGTGGCTGCTGCGGACTGGTCGATCTCGGCCGGTGGTGCGGGGTCGATCTCGGCGTCCATCCCGCTGACGGCCGCCGAGTTCCAGCGTCTCGAGCGCACGGTGTCCCCTGCTCCGGCGGGTGTGGTGCGGTGGCGTCCTGGTCGCGGTCAGCGGTCGGACATCCGTGTGGCGACTGAGCCGACGCGGGTTTTCATGGCGGTCGTGGCTGGTGAGCGGGTCATCGAGGCGGGTCCGGTGTGGCAGCGCTCGATGGATCGGGCGTCGGGCCGCTTGGAGGTCCGTGCGACTGGGCTGCGGGCGGCCTTCGATCACCGGCTGCTGCTGTCGCATCAGATCGCGTGGGGTACGGCTGGTGCGGTGGCGTCGTCGTCGCTGTCCTGGTCGGGTCTGTCGCTGGGGACGATCGCCAAGCGCCTGGTGCAGGCGGCTCTCGCGCACACTGGCGGTGACCTGCCGATCGTGCTGCCGCCGGATGAGGCGGGCGGGCATGAGCGCACGTACCCGGGGTCTGACCTGGCGACGGTGGAGCAGCGTCTTCGTGAGCTGTCCGAGGTCCAGGGTGGCCCCGAGGTGGCGTTCGACCCGCGCATGACTGCCGATCGCATGGGCATCGAGTGGGTGATGCGCGTGGGCACGGCGGCTGATCCGACATTGCACCAGGCGGGCATCGACTGGGCGCTCGACACGTCGGCCCCGCGCGGCTCTGTCGCGGACTTCTCGGTGACGGAGGATGCGTCGTCGGTGGCTGTGCGTGCGTTCGCCAAGGGCTCGGGCACGGACGAGGCCACGCTGATCTCACGCCCTGCGACGCGACCGGACCTGATCGCTGCGGGCTACCCGCTGCTCGAGTCGGCGCGGTCGTACTCGTCGGTGATCGAGCAGCCCACGATCGACGGTCACGCTGCGGCGGACCTCGAGGGCAATGACAGGCCGTGGCAGACGTGGTCGCTGCGTGTGCAGGCCGATGAGCGCGTCGGCCAGTACCGGCCGGGTGACTGGTGGTCGATCCGGGTGGGCGAGGACATGGTGCTGCTGGATCCGGGGATGTACCGCACGCGGCTGGCGTCGATGAAGGGCTCGGTGGGGTCGGCGTTCGTGGATCTGAGCATGGTGCCGATGGAGGTGGCGGGGTGACAAGCCTTCAGGGGCCGGGCAGGCAGAACGACCCGAGCGCTTTCGCGGACCTCGCTCAGCAGCTGCAGCGGATCCGGGGTGAGCTCAACGACGTCGGCAGCGCGATCCTGAAGGCGGCGGGCATCCGGGTGTCTCCGGAGTCGATGACGATCGAGCGGACGCTTGAGGTGCTGGGGTCGCTCGATGTGTCGGGCAATGCGACGTTCTCCGGTGACATGCGCATCGAGGGCACGCTGTCTTTGCCGGCGGGGATCATCGACAACGACGCACTGTCGAATCCGATCGAGTTCGTCGATGCGGCTGGGAATAGCGCCGGGATCGGCTACGGGACGACGTTTGCGGCGCACGGGGTGTGCACGCTGTCGATCCCGGCCGGATTCACCAAGTTCACGTTCTCGGGCTCGTCCGTCGCGCGGTGCTACAACTCGTCGGGCGCGACGGTCTACCTGTACGTGCAGACCTACTCGAAGGTCGTTGGTGCGGCCGAGTCATGGGGCGCGACGTGTCAGGACACGATCGCCAACGGGTTCCAGTCGACGGTCGCGGCACCCCACAGCGTGACCCACTCCATCCCGCCGGGTGCGACTCAGGTGCAGGTGTGGGCCAGCGTCAGGACGACTGCTCCGGTTGGCGCGGACGCGACGAACTTTGCAGGCATCGAGGGGGTTGCCCTCTTTAGCCGGTAGGGCCGGAGGGGAAGCCGCCGTCGTTGGGCGGCGGCGGGACGCCGAGGTCGAGGTCGCGCGGGGGCACGGCGTTGTCGCCGGAGCGGGGCGCGGGCGGCTCGGCC